ATGGAGATATGCAGATTAACAAAATGGTTGCTATTACTCAGTATCTTTCTCCTCAGGGCTCGGTTAACTTGATCCGAGAGTTTATGTTGGAGAATGCTGGTGGTGTCTCTAGTGTGTCTAATTTTGGTGGATACGCTTTTGCGGTTGCTCTCGAAGAAATGAAGTATCGTTACCTTCAGAACAGAGATGTTCAGATGGAGACGGACATTCAGGCCAACGGGGACGACACGTTCAAGGATCAACTAATTGCAGAAATCAGTTTAGAATTACATCAGGAACGACTTCATGGTAAGTTAACTGGAGTAACTGGCTGATTTTAAATGGTCCTTGTAAAAGACTGTTTAATCGGTGGAAATCCGAAAGGATAATACCGAGGGAAATAATTTGATCATAGTACATGTAACGGAGGTGCTTCATATGAAGATTAAAGATGCCGCCCGTTTGGGCATGTTGATTGAAACTGAAGGAAATATACAAGTATATAGGCCCTTTAAGAAAAAAGGAGAAGATAAATTAAGTTCTCCACATATTATATTAAATATCGCCAATACTGATATGGCCTTAATTAATTGGGCCAAATCTGTAATGGAAGAAGAATTAGGACATTATATTAATGTATATGCAGTTTCAAATCGAGATAAAATTAGAACTAAACAATGTTTTAGATTAACATTGGGAAAATTAGAAGATATCTATAGACTCTTGAATATATCTAGAAGATTTATGGTTGGTATTAAAAAGCAAATAGCGGATAGAATTTGTAGCTTCTATAATTATAAGAATACAATAGATATTAGAAGCAAGGAATATTCAAGAGCATTTGATAATTTAATTGATACAATAAATAAAGTAAGACAAACTTATGATCAAATAATACCTGTAACGACTATACGCAGTCCAGATCCTATGGATCAGAAGATATAGTCTGATCTTCCACGAAATTGGAAGAGCTTGATAGAAATACTCAAGCTACAATGAAAATTGTATAACAAATATGCAGTATATCGCTGAGATTAGCATGGAGTTCCATCAGGAACGGATGCACGGGAAGCTTACAGGCGTAACTGGTTAATTCTGGTTATTACTAAAAGTGATCCTAAGCATTCAGATACAAGTAAATTTGCTCCGTTGACGCAAGGGGCGTAAACGGATGAATAACCATAGATTACTATTTAGTACGAAGTGGTAGATACCCTAACTTCGGAAGGAGACTATATGGAGAAATCGGACAATGTAAGAGATACCCTTCTTGTTTATATCGCTGCTGCATTGGACATAGCAGGTAGTATCAAGATCGAAGTACCACGGAAGACTGGAGATGAAAGGGGATCATCCCTTTTAGTATGGATTACATCAAAGAAGTTCAAATTGATGGAACTTCTACAGAAGAGAGGAGCCTTTGTTACTCCTACTGCTGATGGTCAATATAGAGGAAAATGGAAAGATAGGAATGCGGCTAGGTTGTTGAAACAGCTAATGCCATATCTTTCCTTGCGGAAAGCACAAGCCAAGATTGGGGTAGAGTTCATTGAAGAACGAGAACAGAATCCCACAGAGCACACCGACGCTATATATAGATTACGCTTAAAGTTACAGAAAAGAGCCGACGAAGATGACTCAGATAAGAAATAAAACTGACTATAATCTAACTAAAAAAGAATGGAGAGATAGTAATAAGGAAAAAGTTAAAGAATCTAGGAAAAAGTGGGCCGTAAAGAATAAAGAAAAGCGTAATATAATTACTAAACGGTGGTCAGAAAAGAACAGGGAGAAACGAAAAGAGTATTTTAAAAAATGGAGACTAGACAATTTAGAAAAATGTAGACAATATAGTAGAAATAGAAGGGCTAGAATATATGAAGCCTTTGGTTCCCATATTATAGGAGATTGGGAAACTTTAAAAGCTCAATATAATTGGACATGTCCGGCTTGTGGAAAATCTGAACCAGAAATTCAGTTAACTGAAGATCACATAATTCCATTAGTTAAAGGGGGCTCTAATAATATTGAGAATATTCAACCATTGTGTAAGAACTGTAATAGCAGGAAATACACGAAAATCATCACGTATTCTCCAAACGGTGAGATAAATCTCATATATAATGGAGAAAAGGAGAAATAAAATGGCTATATTTGCTAGCAAACACAGAAATCAGGTTGTAATCTTAGTTCCAACTGAGACAGTACTTGATGAATTAAGACGCCCCATGACGATCAAAGGGAAACACGCTGTTTTCACAAATGGTAGATACATAACCGAAAATGCATATGAAATCGATATGTTACGGAATCATCTACAATTTGGAATTGAGTTTCATGAAGTGCCAGAAATTTCTATGGCTAAGAGGTTTGAGGATGTTCAGGTGACTACAGGAGCCGCTGCTACCATGAGAAGGGATAGTGTTGTTATTCCTGATAAAGGAACATCTGAAGATATCAAAACCGATAATTTAAAAGAGGAGATTCTTGCGGCAGTAGATGTTAAGATGGCGAGTGCTATGGACATGATCCTATCAGCCATTAACGCAATGCCGAAGGAAGCGCCTAAACCCAAAAAGACTTTCAAGTGTCCGCACTGTGATGAGGTTTTCAAGTCCGGATTTGCAGTGAGTGATCATAAGAAAGCAGCCCACGCTGAGGTGATTTAAGGAATAAAATGGGCTGGAAAACATTGGATAAAAGAAATATATATGCTAAAGAATTGTATAAGAAGAGAGGGGAATTGGGCCTCTGCCCCTGGTGTGGAGGTCCTCCTTCTCCTGGAAAACGATTCTGTCAAAATTGTCTGGATGTTAATTATCTTAGAAGAAAGAAAATAAAGAAAATGGCCGTAGAGTATTTAGGTGGAAAATGTAAAATGTGTGGTATAGTTCATGATAACTGTGCGATATATGATATCCATCATCTAAACCCAGAAGTAAAAGAAGGCAATCCCTCTCATAAATTACGTTTATCCATTAATACCATGTTTGATGAATTAGATAAATGTATTTTATTATGTTCAAATTGTCATAGAATAATACACACAAAAGAATTTAAAGGGGACGAAAGATATCATGAATTTTTCAACAATTCAGTCACGAGTGACCGAGTATCTGGAGAATAGAACTGATCTTGAAACCAAAATAGCAAATTGGGTCAATGATACCAGAAAAGACTTGGCTTTAGAGTACGACTTTGACTATCTCTATGTGGAGGCGACAGTGAGCACATCTGCTGGTTCTGCACGGTATGCTCTCCCTAGTGACTTTATTGGATCTGAAAATATCTGGCTTGGCACTAAGCCACTCACGAGACTATACCTAGGAGAGCGGGATATGTCCGCTCCAAATGATGTGGATAATAGTTTAGGAGAAGTATTTTTATTGAGTACTGAAAGTGCCATGAATGGTGATAACCAGAGCGTTCCAGATTATTATGTTATTAGAGGATTTGAAATTGAACTCTGGCCAGTACCAGATGCTTCATACGTAATGAAATTGAAGTATTATGCCCAGCCTACTGATTTTACAGTAGGAGCAGCTTCTGATCATATTTCTAATTTTCATTTTGATGCCATAATCTGGGGGTCAGCCCTTAGAGGAGCCATCTATTTGGATGATGATAATAAAGTGCAGAAATATGAGGCATACTACAACAAAGCTATACAGAAAATGATTATGAAAGAAAAGAGGAAAGCTGCAAAGGACCAACATCCTAGGATGAAGTCCTATAAAGATTTCTATCTGGCTACCTTTAAGAATAAAATGAGAGTGACGACAGAATAATGACTTGGACTAATGTTGTATCCTTAGTTGATAGTTGGACGAAAGAACGGCAGTATGTAGAAAATTCATATTTCTTCGTCGCCGGATGGTTCTTATCCCCATGGTTTATGGGCGATACAGACTGGACATCTACTTCAGCATTATCAACTATTTGGACTAAAATAGCCATTGTAGATTAAGGGGAATAATGGGTACACAAGGAACTTTCTTATATAGGCCTAGTTTTGGAGCACAGGGTGCCACTGAGTATACCACCTTCGATACCGGTCTGCTATCCGCCGATGCAGAGTTGCTTACTTTAAGGCTGCATAGATTAGCATCAACTAGTATACATGGAGTTGCTGGTTCTGTAGTAGGTACTACGGATATCCA